TGACAGCGGGGTTGGAAGGTTGAGGTTGGGAAGAAAGGATAATCGGAGAAGCAGGAGGAGTAGGTAATGCCTCAGGTGGCTTGCGAATGCTCGCTTCCGAAGTGACCAACAGACCCTTCACGGCCTGCTGAACTGAGGCGACTGAAATGGTATCCATCGGATTGCGGGGAGGATTTCCCAGATCAATCTGGTTCATACTGTTGAGGCGGTGGCGGATCCCAGTGAAGGGGTGATTAGGATCACTCTTTATCGCCACCGTGTCGGGCGCATCACAAAGGATCAACTCGGGACTGGTCACTCCAAATAGCACCACCCGAGGAGTGAAGACAGCCCCGGCGACATGGGAGGGGAAGCTATCAATCCCCACAAAGAGACGAGCAGCTGAAATGACCGCGGCCAGCTGCAGGAAGTTGGTTCGATTGCGCAGGTCAAGCACTCCAGTCAGCTTGTAAGGCGGAGGGCTGCCTGGCTCATAAGCCCCTACCACGACCACCGGCAGCAAGGCCTCCAGCACCAACCACTCAATCAGATCACGCCAACGAGCTTCGGCCCAGGCTCGCCCTGGCCATAGTCCTGGACCTGGGGCCACAACCACATACTTCCTACTTAGGTGGGGTGGGATTTGCTCTCGAACCCAATGGTGGTCCACTTCGGCCGGATAGATCTCGATGGTGTGAGGACAAGTCCCAGGGGCAAACCCTGCGCTCTTGGCAAAGCCATCAATTAGATGGCGGTCGGGAGTCTTTTCATACTGCACCAGGTCGAGATTGATCACGGTCTCAGGTGGACAACCATAACCGATCTCGCCTGGGCTAGCCCGCTTCACCCGGGGATTGTTCAGGAAAATCTCAGGGAACCGAGTCCGAAAAAAGATCTCAGCGTCAGGATACTTGAGGTTGAGGGCCCGGACTACGGCGCTGCACAGCAGGACATCGCCGCGCATGAGATGGCGAACCAAGACATAGGAGTTGGGATGGGACATAGGAGTTAGGGTGTGTGGAAAGGGGGTTCAACGTAACCGCACCGTTTGAAACGCTAGATGTAGGGGCAAAGAGCACGTTTCCGCCCACGATAGCGGCGATTCCTGCCCCTACAGCGGGGGTCCAGCATAGCTGACACCCCTGCGCAGCGTCAGGGCCAGGATTTGAAGCTGTGGGCTTCGTTAAAACGATGTAAAAGAACGTGTTCATCCCCCTTCTCCTTCGGCCACCAACTCTTCCTCCGCTGCTTGCTCCTCCTCACTCACCTGCTCCTCTTCCTTTGGCGCCACGCGCTCTTGCTGCTCCTGTATTGGCATTGGGATCCAAGCGCAGCGGCAGTTGGGATGGAGTGGGATCATCCCGCGCGCTTCATCGATGGTGTAAGGACTCTCATCAGCCGCATCTTGGCAGTCGTCACAGACCGCGTCGTCATCAGCCGTGCTCCACTCCGCCTCCATGCCCAACTCTTCCATCCCCATTGCCTGGAACGCATCCAGCTGCCCCTCCGCGTGAGCGCGAACAATCTCCGTCCGCGCAATCATCAGCGCTCGCGTGCGCGTCATCCCATCGATCTGGTCCACCATGTCCCGTGCGACTTCAGCTGCCCCTGACCCATCCACCATCCCATCCGCCAGGATCCGATTCAGCTGCGTCTTCTCATACGCCGACAGCCCTTTCATCTCCTCAAAGGCCCGGGTGGCCAGGGATTGCACCTGCTCGATCGCGACCGGCGAAGCAAAGGTATCCCGGAGGAACACTGCTTGAGCTTTGGCGTAGAAGGTAGGATCCGCCCGCAACTCTGGGTGGGCATCAATATAGGCCCGGACAATCCCTTGGCGGTAGGCGCTGGTGATGTAGGAGGCGGTCAGGGGATTGTCCGGGTCGGTCTGGCCAACGAGACCCAACACCCCTGCGTTCATCTGTTGCTCCAGCCATTGGCTAAAGGCCTGAAGCTTCTTGGAGTCGGTCAGAAATTGATAAGCGGCATGAGTGACCGGCTTCGGATTCGTCCCTTTGCCCAGCCCGTAGCTGTCCTCTGTCTCAACGTGGCGAATGATCTGCTTGGCGAGCCATTGGAACCGCCCGATCAGTTCTCGCGCAAAGGCGTTCTGGATGAGCGTCGTTCGGGAGGGATCAATGCGTCTGGCAACGGGAGGCATAAAATTGGTCCTTTGGTGTTTTCAGAACCTACTCGGCTCTTACCATCCTCAGGACTAAGCCACCTTGTGGCCGTAGGTCTGGATCGTCTCAGGCTTTACTTCACCCTCGATGAACCAGTAACGACCTGGTGCCGTGGTCGAGTCACGATGAGAGCAGGAGGACAAGCGTTCGACTTGTCGTCCATACTGGTCACGCGCGGCCTCGTCCGCTGATAGGAACAGCACGTTGGTACAGGTGCTGGGCTGGCCCGGTGTTCCCCAATCCGCCGTCACCAGTCCATTGTGAAGAACTCCAACTTCATCCACCACCTTCACTGCGCTGCCTAGTTTTATGACTTCGCCTTGCATGGTTCTCTCCTTGTTACCCGGGCGGAATTGCCCGGAATCACTCCTTGGCGTAGCCCGGCTTCTTGGCCGGATTGTGGGACGTGACCTTCCGCTTGGTGAAGGGCTGGCTCTGCCCTTTGGTCGAGGCGATGCGCTTGCGCAGCTTGCCCTGCCCGACCTTCACTGCGTCAACTTCTGTCTCCGGCAGCAGGGCCTTAGCATCGGCGTTAGCAATAGCGGCACGCTTGGCACGATCATTGTCAATGAGCCGCTGCCGCTGCTTGAATGATAGGGGCTTGTTCCGATACATGGTCTTTCCTTGCTTGTTCGAGGTGGGCCCGGTATTTGGCCGGGTCATAAACGTCATCAAAAGGCCAGCCGTTCTCCTTCTCCCATGCCCGCTTAAACTCCAGCTCACCGGCCTCCAGCAAAAACCTGATCAGCTGGTGCCGGTGCTTGAGCGTGCCTAACTCGGTGATCGCCGGGGCTTCCCGGGCAATGATCGCTCGCAGCTTCTCCGTAGACTGCGCTTGGTATAGGCGCTTGAGCTGGGTGAGCAGCGCCTTAATCCGATAGGCCGGATGATCCCGATTAGGAACGGTGATGAAGTGGGGCACGGCTATTTCTTTCCTGAACCAGCTTCTTTGTCAAGTAGAGCAGCCATTATCTTGGCACAGTGTGGACAGGAGACAGATGGATGATCGGCTACGGATAATGGTAATCCAGTCACTCCCCATTCAGACCATCCTGCCGAGGAGCCCTGGGGCTCTCTTCCACAAAGCGCCGTCCAACCATTAACGAAATGAGTGATAACTCCCTTAGTATCTCCTCCGCTGCGAGCACGACTACTAAGATAGGAGACACGGTAGGACCCTGAAGACTTTGCGACTTCCAACCTAGCGGTCTCCGATCTTGAGAGTTTTACCTTTTGCGATTCTGTCCCTTCTCCTGACCCTCCCCGCTCTCCTGCCCGACCCTCATGGCCAAAGTTGCCGGAACCTGTCCCACCGTGCATCGTCAGGGCGGCGCGGTGAGCGCGATCTACTTCAGTCTCAGCTTGCCGCTGGTTGTAAGACAACGGCTTGTTTCGCAGGCGATGGTACATAGGCCCTCCTAGCGTTTGCGCGTCGTGCTATGGTAACCGGCGCGGAAGCCCTTGCGCCCTTCCCTGGTGCGGGCGTGCTCGGTCGGGGTTTGGGGCCCCAGCCCAGCCTCCTTCGCGCGCTTGCCGGCCTCTCGGGCCATGATCTCCCGACCCTTCGGCGAATTCCGCCAAGATGCGTTCTCGGTCAGGTCAGGGGCGGCTGAGTAGCCGGGGCGCAAGACCTCCTCGGCATTGTCAGCCTTGCCCTGCTTCTTAAAGTACTCAATCTCCGCTAGTCGCTGGTGGGCCTTCCCTTCCGACATAGGCTTAGATAACCGCTTGCCCTTGTGGGAGAAGACTGCCCAGCCCCCTGGCACCTTGCGGACGTAGTTTGCCGTCAGCTTGTCCCCATCTCCGTTCCCTTCTCCATGCAGCGTCGGTGAGGCAGGCCGAACTGGCTTCTTCACTACGCTCGGCTCAATCTTCCCCGGTGCTCTGAGTCCTGGGGACCGCGGCGGGGTAAAGGGTCCTTGCGTTTCCCTCAACCCGCCCTTGCCAAAGGCCCCACCACGCGCTGCCCGAGCCTGTAGGAATGGATCCCCGGCGTTTGGAAAGTTGGAGACCTCGGTAATGCGCGCCCCACCCTTCCCCGTGTTCGGGATGGGCATGCCTCCCGGAGGGGAAGGTTGCGGAGAAGCTGGGGCCGGCGGATGAAGAGCCTGATAGGTGCTGCCCGGTTGCGCGCCCTGCTTGAGATATTTGGTCAGCTCCTTCATGGCCGCGTCCGCCTCTTCGTCGGTCATGTTCATAAACAACTTCAAGAAGAGCTTGGGTGGGAGGATTGTATCACACCCACCCGTGACATATTTGTTCAACGCATCGGCCAGCTGAGCTGCCACCTTGGCCTTCTCCTCATCGCTCGGCGTGTGTAAGTCCTCCCACGTCACCGTCGTACCCTTGTTCATGTCGGCCAAGGGTGGGAGAATACCCATGTAGATCAGCCGAGTGACCAGAGGATTGAGAACGTAGGGTTCGCAATACTTGCTCTGGCGATTGCCGATCCGTTCGTTCCAGGCGGACGTATCCTGATCACCGGCCAGCCGCGCTTCCTCCGTCCCAATGAAGACCCGATAAGGACAACCAATGGAAGCGCAAATCGCCTGGACATGCGTTTTGAAGTGAGACGCCGGGTCGGCTAGCTGAACGGTCAGACTCTTAGCCTGCACCCCGACCAACGCCAAGTACCGCTGCAGGCCAGATTGATAAGCTTCAAACTCCTTGCGCATCTCCTCCGGATCCATCTGCCCCACGCTCTGCAACTCCGGATTGACCTCGAAGCTGATCCCAGGGAAACCACCCTTCCAAAACATCTCCCCCGACCCGGCCAGCACCTTGCGCAAGTCAATGAGTCGATTGACTACGCTGGCCGGCCTGGGCACGCCGTACACCTCGCTGGACTCCCGATTGTCGGCCAAGTGGATGACTCGCGTCCAATGGACCGGGGTTGGGCTGGTCGGCATGGGCGCGACCGGCTGGATGACTTCCGTATTCACCCCGTATTGGATGAAATTGATGTTGTAGAGCAGCGGCTGGCCATAGCGCGGACTGCGAATGTCGATTTCGAACTTGTTAATGGTAACGGCCGACTCGTCGAAGACCCTGGTGTAGATCAGATGCAGACTCGGGTTGCGAGCTGTCCGACGCCGCAGGTCAATCTTCTTGTTGGGATCCTGCTGCCCTTGGAGCCAAAGGGGCATCGATCCATCCAGCGGTACTCCATCCACCGGCTCGATCAGCTGCTTGCCATCATCCACCCCAAGCAGAATGACGCCGAAGGTCCCAATACCCGAGAGCTTGTCCGCGCGCTGGAGCAGGGAAAAGAGCTGGAACTTCTTCTCCAGCGCCAACCAAGCGACTTCGAAGGGCGTCAAATTTTGGTCGTCCGTCTCGAGAACTTCGGGATCCTGCTTCCAGGCTTCCTCCGGGAAGATATTGACGACGCGCTTGCAAATCCCTTCCCGATCATAGAAGCTCTTGAGGTAAGCCGGAGTAAGCATCTCCGGGTAACCGCACTCCTTGTCAATGTCCTTACCCCGGTCAATCAGCTGTTCCAAAAAGCGCCCTCGCAAATTCAGGGCCGTCATCATCAAGTCGTTGGTAGTAATCTGGCTCATGGAGTCTCCTTCTCCCTTATCTATTCGTACTCGCGAGGAGCATCCTCACCCCACCAAGAAACGAATAGAAACCAGAACAACCAGAGGAGCGAGTTGACAGGCCCAGCTTTCAGCCAAGACACGCACGCAACAGTATCACTCCGTTGGGATGAGTTGTTCGTACTGGCCCAGCTACGACAAACCACTCTAAAAAGCAATGTCTATTTATCCAGCAGCCTTGTCAGTGGGGCAGCTTCGACAGGTCGGCGTGCTGCTTGTCCACTACGTAGATCTCCCAATGCTGCACGAAGTTAGGATTGCAATCCTTCGGTGTGTCCAGCGAGGCGTGTGGATACTTCTCTGCGGCCAACTCCTTAAAAGGGATCACCGGATGGCGATGGAGGATGATTAACTGTCCAACCTGAAAGTCCCGGGCAAGGCGCGCCGTGGCTTGTACGGTCCCAGGCATCTTCGGGTCCATTCCCATCTCTGCGAACCTTCCCATCAGCCAAACACCGATGGCCTGCAGATCCTGGACATACTGCGGTTTGAGCGGGATGATCTTCATTCGGTTTCCCCGACCTTGG